CGTTGATGATGATAGTGAATTTGCATATGCAAGACATTGGTTTATCGAATTATATGGCTTATAAAATTCTTCGATTATGCATGTTTGATCTAGCGGCGCAGCAGCGTTCTGAATGCAAACAAATAAAATCATAAATATTTTCATTCAAGCTCCTCCAATCGTAAATTCATTTCACGCGTAAACTCAGAATAATTCGTTGAGTTCAGATCAAAATGTGCTTGAAACATTTCATGTGCTTGTTTCATGCAATACGCATCAAAGTCTTTTCTTGTTGTTTTGACATCAAATTCGAAACTAAATTCAAATGTTGCCGTCATTTTGTGCATACGGTTTAATCCGTTTTCATTGCTGCTCATTGTTATTTTCTCCTTTGTTGTTGTTTTCGTGTTGATGATGATAGTGGCAAAAAACGCCACATCACATAAAATACTAATATTAATAATAATAAATCGGCGCCATCAAGACCGTGCAAAAATTTCATTATAAACACCTTTCAAGCTCACACCAAAACGTATGTGTGTATTTTTCTAAAAGCATTTCATGAACACGATCACGCATTTTTAAAAGAAATGGTGTCATACAACGTTGATGCATATGTTCGTTATAAATATCTTCTGCAAATTCAGAAATATTGCGATCGCCTGTTCTGTACGCCATATAAACGTAGTTTTCTGTGTGCAAATTATCGTTAGTATTTTCTTTTATAAGTTGTAAGAAATTACTTGTACTCATTGCAATGATATCGTCGTTATTAAAATCTAATCTGTAATCGTTTGTTACTATGTCCATTATTCTCTCCTTTTTTAAAACACGAGTGCATTGAAGCACTCGCGTTGATGATGATAGTTATTATTTGATCGCTTTCATGACTTGATCGATGTATTTCTTTTGCATTTCACGAGCTTCAATTTCCCACGGTAAATCGAGATATTGTGCATGTGAAAGACCATTTCCACATCGATATTTTGTATCATTCCAATTTGCACTTGTGTTTGTATCTTTTGATAATTTTCCAAGTTTGTATTGTTGACAATGTGTCATTTCATGAATGATAGTTGAAACTATTGATTTCAGATTATATCTTCGAAGATCAATTGAAATACGTTTACGTGTTGCATTATAATTTCCAACAACATTTCCACGTATATTTCTGATTAATAAATGTAGATGTTTTACATCTTCACAATCAAAAATCTTTTTACATTCATCAAAAGCTTTAATTAATGTAGCTTCATGTTCATTATAATAATTACGAAGATATGCGTCGTCGTTCTTAACGTTTCCTCTTACAAAAACGTCTTGTCTTACTTTAGTTGTATTTGGCATCGTTATCTACCTTTCAAATAAATAATTGATTAAATAAACGATACACTTGTGTATTGAATAAACATCGAAAAAAATTAAGGGCTGTGACAATAGTGCACAAATGTATTAATTAACGTTAAATATGAAAAAATAAAAACACATCAGAAATCCATTTTAATGATCGTAGAACAACATTTGATTTTTGTGATAATTCATATTAGATTTTGTTTTGTGACGTTTCTTTGTGTATTTAAACGGACACAAGATTTTTATGATTGTCTTATTATTATATATAAAATGTATTTGTAAAAAAATAAAATGCCCACACAAAAGAATATACGTAAATATAAATCAAAAATAAAATTCAAAACGAAATCATAAACGAAATAAAATTAAAACGAATGTAAGTAGATAAAACATCTTTCATTTTTATATATACATCAACAATTATACAAAGCTTTGTGACGAAATTTGTGACATGACTTTTATTTTTTTTAAAATCGTAGTTCGTTTTTGATGATAATTTTTTTTGTAGACGAAAAATTCGTCATGGGGGCTAATTGCGTTGGGACTATACGATAAGCCTCTTAGATTTTTTTACCAAAACTGAAGATCCAGTTTTTAAGCTCACTACGCATCATAAGCTCCGTTAAGAAGTTACCATATGCATTCACAACAAACTCTTCCTCTTTATCCTTTAGTGAATACTGGTAATACCCAACGTGCATCATTTCGTGTAACACAAGATTTAATGCGTCCTTACCACCAGCTTCAATGATGTCTTGATCTAGGTATACTTTATACGGCGGATTACAGTTAAATGATCCTTGCTGCTCAGCTAAATGATAACTAAGCTCATGTGATACCAATACCAATTCAACATCAAAAGCACCAATTGTTACCTTTTTAGGTAGTGTTACTTTTGTTTTCATAATCTTTATATAAATAGAAGGTAAAGTCTTACACGCAAAGAGTGCGTAAACCTCAAAAGGAGGAAGGAGAGAACTTGAAGATTACATAAACTTTACCTTCTATAAGGTGTACTAGTTGCTGTGGTTGTGTACAGTAAAGTAAACTTAAGAATACTTAGGATATCTACACTAGTAGTATCTTAAAGCCCAGGGATCCTATTCAATACGTGTACCAATTTTTTTGTGTACTTTTTTATTAAAACCTGAAAACTTTGCACTATGCGTAGAACTAAACAAGAAGAAGAACTATACACTGCAGCACAAAAATATTTTTTATTGTGTGATAAAACGTTTGTCTCTGAACATACACATCAGAGATATCCAAGATTTGTAGTATGGGATATTCAATATCAATGTGATGCTGAAAAGACGTTCTATTATTTAAAAGATGCGTATCAATATATGCTTACACTCTATAAAGATCGTAAAGCATCTAATACTTTATTAAAATTTGTGCTCGATAAAAGGCGAAAGAAACCATTATCTTTTGCTTAAAGCCAACTAGCAGCTGGCTGTTTGTTACGGCCAGTTGCACTTTCCATGAAGTTATCTAGCTCTTGTTGCAGAAGCATGTCTCTATGCTCATCTAAAGCCGTTTCTTGGTCATTATCTAAGTACTCTGTCCAATAGTTAACTCCAATAGCTAATGTATCAATTAAGTCATCATGTCTTAGTGATCCTTTATCTCGTGTAATTCTGGACATTTGAAAGAATAACCTATGATTTTGTTCATGGTTATTAAAATCATCGTGTATTAACTTTTCGTCAACTACTAGCCTATGTTGATTCATTACAGGCTCTAATGTGTCTATAATTCTTTTTTCTTTTTGTATGTTATGTCTTACTTCTTGCATGCTGCAAGGATAAACTTTTTGTAATATTGGATATAATATCTGATTAAACATACCGTCACCCATGTTACTCTCAATAATTATTTGATTAACTTGTTGGTGTTTAGCTATATTAGCTAATTCTGTTAGCGTTCCTTCACTATAGCCACCTTCTAGTGCACCAAATGCTGTCAAATATAATATTCCGTGTAGCATTTTAACGACAACATAACCTGTTTTATCGGCACCACGTCCTGATGGATCAATAGCCATTACAGATCCGTCAAAATCTTTATATTCTTCAGATACAAACATTGGTCCGGTAAACATATCACCTTTAAGGCCAACATTTGGTAAATTTGGATCTAATGATTTAATTTGATCTTGGCTTGATGCCCATAATATCTTTGTAGGTGCTTGCTGCCAAGTGCTGCTGCCAGATAATACTATTAAATCATTAAGTTTTAATGGGTATTTATTTAAATCACTGAGTGATGTGTCTAATTGAAACTGTAAATTAAAACCAGAGCGACCGTATGAACTTTCGCGTTCTAATAAATCTGTTTCATCAAATCTTTTAGGATCTGTAGGTTCACCAATTTTAGCATCTGATGTACTAATTGTAGGTGCTAGTTTATGTCCATAGCCAATTTTTTGTGTAGCTGTAGGATAACGAGCAGGCCAAATACGTGTTTTAAATCCGCGCTCTTCTAGTTCGTTATATAAACTCATTTCAGTTTGTGGTGTACCTAAGAATACAACACGCCCTATTTCAGGCTTTATAATAGCATCAAATTCTTTAACTGTTTCACTTAGTCTATCTCTCATTAATTGTGTTTGACTATTATTGGCAGATTCAACGTCATCAGCAACAATAAGATCAGCACGTGATCCTGTTAGCTGCGATGTAACACCTAATGATTTAACTGATGGTGCATGAGAAGCTCTTGCTGGTCCAACGTCAAAGCTAATCTTAGAGTGTCTTTGATCGGGTCCTGGTTTTAAGTGTTCTAGTATTTCCATTTCAGCTATAAGACGCTGTGTAAATGTACTAAAGTCATCTGATCTTGATTTAGATGCAGAGACAACTAATATATTTCTTTGTGGATTCATTAATAACTGATGACATACAAATGCACTAGTTATCCATGATTTACCAACGCCTCTAAAAGCTTGTATTACTAGACGTTTATTTTGTGATTGTAAAAAATCTGCAATATCGTATTGAATAGGTGTAGGTGCAGGTAAGTTTAAGTGTTTCCAACAAAGATATAAAAAGTTTTTAAAATCTTTTAATCTTGGGTCCATTATTTTTTTGAACGATTTCGTTTACGACTTACGACACGTAAATTACTTTTTCTGTTATCTCTAGGATTACCATTACGGTGATCAATGTCTTTGCCATCGCCTTTACGTACAGCACCAGATTTTAAAGCTGCACGTCTTACCTTATTTCTACTAGCTCTGTCTTTCTTGGCAGCAGTGCTTGAGTGAAATTTGCGATATTCTCTTTTATAGTTGCGTTTTGTTGGCATATTATCCTTTTTTATTGTTTTTTGATCCACTAGTGCATAAATGTACTTTCCGTGTGTATTTGATCAAAGTTATGTAGTTTTTGTGTCTAGGGATCATCTAAAAGACTTTTTTTATCTACTATTCCTCAGATTTGTGGTCTAAATCATCAAATGGAAGATTTTCGATAATATTTTCGGGTTTTTCTTGTTCTGCGATCCCATACTGTTTTGTTATGTCTAAACAAACTTTTAAGTCACTAGCACTAAGCTCAATACCACTTGATAATTTTGCGTGTGCTTGATCTATGAGTAATTTTGTAATCTCTTTTGCTTTTATTTTTGTATCTTTAATTTGCTCTGTCATTATTCCATTGCTGCACGTTAAACGAAGGACAAAACTTTTTGCTTATTTCGTTGTGACCTATAATTTTTGCACCTAAGTATTTATCTTCTAATTGTTCTATTAAATGTGCAAAAGAGTTCCATTGATCATCTGTAAAGTTATTTTCACCAACAGTGTGATCATCTTCTGTTACACCACCAATTAAACAAATGCCTAAGCTTCGATCGTTATACCCAAGTGCATGTGCACCTTGTGTATCTTCACTGCGTCCAGTTTCTACTTCACCATTTCTTTTAATTATATAATGATATCCAATGTCACTAAAGCCACGATCTAAATGCCACTCTTTAATAGTTGCAGCATCAGTGTCCATTGATGGTTTTGTAGCACTACAATGAATGACTAAATATTGGATATCCATACTAATACAATTAGTGCACCTACAATTATTGCACTTTTTCTTGATTTTGGTGTGTTATCCCACCACTGCATTAGTTCTCTCATTTTTTTTCTGATTAAATAATTCATTTATTTTCCTTAATTATTTAGTTAATTTATTTTTCTTTTCGTAACTACGTAAAGCGCCCATTCCGAGTAATGCCATTACTAAAGGCATTAGCGTTCCCATATCAAGTGCTGGTAATGGTGCGGTTTCCCAATTGTTTGCTGCAATAACAAACAATAGAAACTGTTTTAATACATATTCCCAAAGTATAGCTAAAGCGCAGCTCATACCAATTAACGGCCTCCAAGAACGTTGTAACATTCCAGAAATACCACCCGCTTTTGATTGCGCATCTGCTAAATTAATATCAGATTGTGCTTTATTTATCTGTGCTTCTATTTCTTTTAATTTTATTTTTGCTTGTGCTTTTTCTTCCTCAGAAGTGTGCAAAGAATCTATTATTCCACCAACATTCTTTACAAGATCACCACCTAATAATTTACTTAACATGCTATCCTAACTTAACTATTTTCATAATAGTCCAAATTGCGCCTAATAAACTACCTATCCATAATACAGCGCGCACTGCACCTTTACCTGTTGCCATTTCTTCTTTTAATTCTACTAATTCTGCTCGATTATCTTTAACTTCTTTTTTAATTTCATCTAAAGTTTTTTGAAGATTTATTACTTGTGTTTCCCAATTTGATTTTGCCATTACATTTTTCTCAAACTTACAATAAATTCTTTATCATGTATAATTTCAATATCAGCCATAACTTTTTGACACATAATTTGTACACTATCAGACATATTTCTTTGCATAGTGCGTTTTTTTTCTAAACAATCACTTATGCCGTTAGTTACAGTGTGTTCAATCATTGTACCATTTGAAAATAAAATTAATGCAATAACAACTTTAGTAATCATAACCGTTTGCTCTTACTGCATCTTTTAGTTCTTCTATATTTTCTAATGCTTTTTCCATATCTGTTTGTAGTCTCATAATATTAACTTTGTTGTGTGCCATGTTTTCTAAATCTTCAGACATTTTTTCTACTTGTTCTGATACAAATTCTAGCAGCATAAACTGTTCTTGATCAATAGGCGTTTGATCAGCATTTTTTACTAGATCTGCTTCAAACAAAGTAGCTCTAGTTTCGATATTATTTAATCTTTCAATAATACCAAAGTATGCCCAAACAGCAGTAGCGGTAACTGCTAATAAACCTAATAAATTTTTAAGAGGTAAACCTATTTCAGTTTGTTCTGATAAACTTGGCATTACTTACAAATACAATCGTATTCCTCGTTACATTTACACATGATTAACTCTTTGGATATTTATCTTTTGTAGATTTGATAGTAGCTTTCCAACCATCAACGCCATTGTGATATATGTCATCTAGCTGATCTGCTATAGATGGATATTCATCTGCTCTATCTCTTTGATACTGCTTGTTGTTATACTCTGTTGTTAGTTCAGCTATTTTATTATTTATTTCTTCATCAGTTGGTTTTGTAATATCTTCATCTAACCATTCTAAATTATTATCTCTAATAATATATTTTGCATTAGGTGTTAGTGCCTGTAATGCTTCATGTTTACCAATACTCATTTTATCCTTCTATCTCCAAAAGTGTTACTGTTGAAATACATTGTGAACCATTGTCATTAGATGACCTGTTAAAATAAATTGTTCCAGAATATCCAGAAGCCTCAACATATCTTAATCTATACGAAACTTGAGAAGTAGTATTCGGTGAGTCCATATAACTAAAACTATATTCACCAACATTGTTAGAGCCAGAAATACCTATACTATCGTCAGGAGTTCCAAAAGCACCTTGCGAAGTTGTAGGGTGTCCAAGATAAGCACTGTCTAAATCTGGCATAATATTACTTGAGCCTCTTTGTATTTTTATACCACCATTTAAATTACTACTTCCAAAACCAAAATTGCAAATAAGCAATATTTTACTACTTGTAGCACTAGGAGTTATATTTATATTTTCCCATAAGTTGCTTGATGATGTAGCAACAGTTTTTGTTTTATTGTGGTAATACTGAGCCTGTAAAACTTTACCACCACCAACACCACCTATAGTTCCAGTAAAAGTATAGTCAGCAGTAAGGTCTAATTTAGTATTACCTACTGCATCATCAGCAATCTTAGCTGTTGTTATTGCATTGTCTGCTAAGGACAATGTATTTAATTTAATAAGTGCCATTAGATCCCAAATGCCTCCTTGATTTCTTCTGTTGTTAAACCTAGTGCTTCTAGCTTTGATTTAGCAGATTGTTTTTTTGTTTCTTTATCTATTTCTTCTTGTTTTAATTCTTCAATCTTTGCATTAACTTCAGCTTCACTTGGTATAGTTGCACCCTCTTTTACAATAATAATATTTGCATAGTTCATTCTTTGGTCGTTAGGAATTTTATTTCCTTCACTATCTTCTTTCTTCCAATTATACCAATCACCACCATTAAAGGTTTGTAATGCGTCTTGAAAATAATCTTTATCCATTAGGTATCTCCCATTCTTATAAATGTCATATTCGTATAATTTTCACTAGTGTTTCCATATAAAGTTCCACCTTGATAAAGATTAAATAATATTTTGTGTGTAGAGGTACTTGTTACATCATATAAAAATTTACATTCACCTGATTGAACACTGTTATCTGCAAATATTCTTGCGGCTGTTGTATCTGTTGAACTAATCCTTGTTATTATTCTTGTTCTTGTAATATCATCACTTAGTTGATTTAAAGTAATCAACCAAATACCAGTGCTAGGGAAAGTAAACACACCACTACTTTCAGTCATTCCTGTTCCAAGATAACCACCACCAGCAGTATCTACTCTTTCTACATTTGTAAAATTTCCTGTGCTAGTCATGTTTGTAGTCAATCTCCATTGATCAGCTTCAGTAATACCACCACCACTTGCTTTAATAAGTGAGTAATCAATTCTTTTTAATGTTCCAGCATCAGATACTAAAAACTCATCTGTGTCTGCTGGTTCACTTGTTAATTCAGTTGCACCAGAAATTAAATCATCATTAACTTTAGCGTTAGTTACTGCATCATCAGCTATCTTAGCTGTAGTAACAGCAGTATCAGCAAGTTGAGAAGTTCCTACTGAACCACTACCTACTGTCGTTAAGGTGATTGCTCTTTCTGCAAGAATAAAATCTATAGAATCTGAAGCACTTAAAGTTGATGCAAATACAATCGTTCCTCCTGATACTGAATAAGAGCTTTGTGGTCGCTGAATTACGCCATTCAAACTTACTGTTAGTGATTCCGCACTACTGGGTACAAATGCAACACTATTTAATAATAGGTTGTATGTATCTGTGGCACTTGTTGTAATATTATCTAAGACTGTGCGTGATGATAAATTCTCTATTCCTTTTCCTATATATGCCATTACTCACCACCCCCATTATCTGTAATTGTGTTTCCTTCTGCTACCCATTCTAGTATCTCTTGGTAGTGTCGGTTTGCTTCATCAATAGGTACAATCATTTCTACTTCGTCTATAGTAGTTCTAATTCCTAAAGTGATTACTTCTTCTGTTCCGTCTTTATGTGTAATTATTTCTTTTTCATATATTGCTTGTGTAATCATTTTTTATAACTCCGAGTCTGCACTAAATTTAACATTAAAAAATTTACCTGCACCTGCTGAAAAAACATTTGTACCTTGAACTCTAGCACCTAATGTTTCGTCTATAGAACCTACTGCTACTGTAACTGAACTACAACAATTTTCATTACCACTAATTTTAGTAAGAGTTGGATTGGCTCTTTTTTTAACTTTGAAAGGAACACTTACTCTCATGTCAGATGCAGTTCCATAAACAGGACCTTGATATCCACTTTCAGCAAATTCAAAATATCTTTGGCATCTATTTAAATTCACATCAAAAGGTAAGAACTCAAAATCACTAGCAGATGTACCGACTTCTAGTTGTACTCCTGTGATAGAAATATTATCTGATGTTGAACCACCTAATCCTAGATTAGATACATTAACATCAGCATCAGTATAACTTGACCAAGCGTTTCTTGTTGTTCCAGTTTGATAACTACTGCCACTATTAAACCACCAAAAGACTTCAAAACCACTTCCGTTATCATTATTTATAAGTCCTGAAGTATCTCCAGAAATAGTGATTGTCTTTTTTTCCCAAGTGTCTGCTGAAGATATAGAATAATTTGTTGTGTAAAGTTTTTTACTATTATCTCTTTGCATAAAATTTAAAGATGCAGTTCCTGTTTTGTTTGACTTAACCCAAAAAGATAGTGTTAATGACTTCGCACCACTCTCACCATAATTTAATTGTTGTAAGTTTTGACCTTCAATTTTTGAGTATATGTATAATTCATCTGTACTTGCTGGACTAGCATCTGCGGTGGTACATTGTAATTTTAACGAATTTGCAAAGCCTTCATTACTAGGTGTGTTAGTATCTTGTGTAATAGTCCAAGTTCCTAAATTTTCCACAGCTATTAAAAATCTATCACAAGTCCTATAACCAGAAGATGTTATACCTGTACTAGAAGTACCCCTCTGTGCAATAGACATATCACCATTTATGATGAGGTTACGGAAGTTAATCCCTTGCTCACTTAATGCTCTAGTTGGTATTGTTGATATTGCCATTAGATCCCAAATGCCTCCTTAATTTCATCTACTGTTAATCCTAAGTCTTGGAGTTTTTGTTTAGCAGATGCTTTGTTAGTTTCTTTAGATGTGATTAGATTTTCTTCATACTCATTAGCTTGTGTTTCAAATGCATCTAGCTGTTCTTGCGTAGGTTGTGGAGTATCTAAGTTCCACTCTTTAATATAAACATTTCCATCTCCATCATCTTGGAGTATTACATCAGACCTAAAATCAATATCTGCATTTACATAAAATTTTATTTTGTTTGCTAAAGTTCCCATTTATGCTCCTATTAATTTATATCCACCCATAAAACTGAGCCATTGATAACCTGATACTTCTTTACTACTGCCACTTCCTTGATAGACTCTTACTTGAACATAATCATCTTCGTCTAAATCAACTATGGTAGAAGTGTAACCTGTATCGTAATGACCATAAACTCCTTGATACCTTGCTAATAATGTTGAACCATTTTTATAAATAGCCACTTCAAAATCATTAAAATTAACATCAGTTTCTAATCTTATCTGTCCAAAAATAAAATACTTACCTACTACTGTAGGTGTAAACCTACCATCAGATGTATTAAATTTTCCGTCTGTATCATAGACTTCTTGGTCAAAAATTACCATTGTTGGAGTGTTATTAGCAATTCCTTGTCCAATATTACCACCATCTATATAAGCTAAAAAAGCTGGAGTATTATTTCCACCCACAGTAGCACTACCACCTAAAGAAACAGCAGAGCCATTTAAAGTAATAGATGAGTTAG